CGCGCGGTTAGCTCAGCTGGTAGAGCACATGCTTGACGTGCATGGGGTCACAGGTTCGAGTCCTGTACCGCGCACCAAAAAAGTCCCAGTTTCGCATGAAACTGGGACTTTTTCTTTGCTTTTTTCCGCAAAAAAGTTTCACTATGGTGTTGCCCATTTGTTTTTGTTAGTAACGTGTTAGTAACGCACTATTTTTTATCAGCCGTGTCTACAGCTGCAATCAGCTCAGGAATGTCTGTGTGGACATAAATATTTGCCGTTGTGGAATAGTCGGCGTGGCCCAATATTTTTTGTAAAATCTCCGTGGCCATGCCTGATCTTCTGGCCCAGCTGGCGTAGGTGTGCCGGGTGGCATGCGGGGTTTTCCGCTCGATCTTAAGCTGTTCCAACAGCGGATAGTAATCTCGCCGTCGGAAATTTGCCGGTACCTGTTGGCCGGTATAGCCGGACAGCAAGAGCGTCCCCTTCGCCCTGGCGGCAAAGTATGCAAAGTATGCCCGGCCCTCCGGCCTGATGGGGATGGCCCGGTTGCGCCCGGCGGCGGTCTTTTCTCCCCCGATGACATAAGTTTCGTGATAGTCGGCCAGCGGGAGACCGAAAAGCTCCCCGATTCTCATGCCCGTGTAAATCAGCATCAAGATAATTTTCGCGGTGTCGCTTCCGTTTTTCTCCAGTTTCTCAATCTCCGAATCGGAGAAGATTTCCTTTTCTTTTTTCACGTTTTCTGGCAGATGGACAAATTTTGCAAAGTTTGTTGTGGCAATTTCTTCCCGGATTGCCCATGCGGACATTTGAGTAACAAGCTGCTTGTACTTGCTGCATGTGCTGTGGGATTTATCCGCATATTTGTCCATGACCGCCTGGAAGTCTGCTGTCCGCAAACTGCGGAATCTTGCATCGTGGAGCGGCTGGAACACGTCAAAAGCCCGGTTATATGACTCCACCCCACGGGGGCCTATTTCCTTATAGTGTTCCTCTTTCCAGGCTTCAAATACTTCCCTGAAGGTCATGTTATACCGCTCTGTCAAATCTTTTCCTGCCAAGCGCTCCAGAGCCTCCAGTGCGTCTTTTCGCGTGGGGTAATATCCTATAATCACCCGGCTTTTTGCCGCCACCCACGGGCGGCTCCTTCGGCCTTGCAGCTTATAGACCGTGCCGGATCCGTTGGGCCTCTTGATGGCCCTGCGGGATTGTTTGGATTGCCGCTTTCCGCATGCTGGGCAAAACAGAGCGCCATCCGGCAAAACCCCACCGCACTTAACGCAGTTCATTGTATCCTCCTTTATATTGTGACATGGCCGCCCCATGTGGGACGGCCTTTTTTCACACTTTTTTGCGCAGGGCCATAGAGATGATGACCGTAGAGGCTATCACCGCAGTGGCTGCTATGACAATAACAAACCACGCCACGGCGGTGGGCTGTCCGTTGCGGATGAGCCCCTGGGCCGTGATTTGCGAGTCAATAAACAGGTACGCCACCAGGCACATGGCCAGCACGGCGCACATACCAAGCAGGACGAAGATGACCGGCTTGCGAGTGCGCATTTGGTCCTTCTGCAAGGCACTCACTTCTTCCAGCCTTTTTACGTTACCGGAGAAATGCGCGTTTTCCAGCTCCAGTTGGTGTATCCTGGCCTGCATAGATTCCGGGTGGCCCACTGGCTTGTCCAGCCCGAACAGTTCATCCAGAGACAGATTCAGCACCATGCACATGGCGACCGAGTTGTAGAGCTTCGGGTCCATTTGTGATCCGTCCAGGAGCTTTGACACGGCGGACTTTGACACGCCGGACAGATCCACGATGTCGCTGATGGTGTACCTTTTCTTTTCCTTTGCCTCGCGAATCTTTTTTGGGTATTGCTCAATGTTTCCCGCAATTTCCTGCAACGCAGACATGGTTATTCGCCTCCATAAAGTAGATTTCACCTGTGGCGGGACAGAATCTCAAGCGCGGGGATTGTTTGCCCTATATTGGCCGCGCAATTCCCCATCTTGTGCGTGGACATGGTTTCTTGGCACTGCTATGCTTAAATCGTAGCAGATGACAGCCTGATGGGCTATCTGCTATATCGGCCCTGCCGCCCGGTGCGGGGGCGGCAGGGCCAACATAACCCAAAATTTATCCCTTTGTTGCCTATTATAGGGCAACGCGGTATGCAATATTTGTCCTATTTGGGGGAATAGGTGAAAATATTTTTTTACGAGGGGGAAATAAATCGTGTGTTTTTGCGAAAAGTATGATATAATAGAACAAATGAACGATAAGGCTAAGGACGCGCTACTCAGCGAGGCGATAGAGATGATCGGCAAGCTGACAGACGCGCAGCTCTACCGCATTATGGAGGAAATGAAGGATGACGAACCAGCCGAATGAACCGGCTGCGTAGGCCCAGTATACTTTTTACAAGGAGGATTAGATATGAGTAATTCGGTACTGTATGCGCTTGTGATGTTCGCCGTGGCTGGCACAGTCGCGCAATGGTTCAACATATGGCACATTCTGAACAGGCTGGACAAGCTGGAACGAGAGCACCGATCAGCAGAACTTCCCCAGCAGATACCCGCCGAACATGCACAGGACGCTGCAAATGATTCCGGCCCAGAAATATAACCGCGCCCTTTTTTCAGCCCTTCGCTTTTCTTCTTCTGCCCGCACAAGCCTATCGACGATGGGCGGCACAACTTTCCCCGCCGCAATATCCGGGATTTTGAATTCCGTCCCCTGGAAGTTGATATAGTCACTCATTTGCCATCCTCCTCAAAAGCGGCTTTTGCCAGCCGAAGAAACCGTTTTAATTTATCTTCTGTCAGGGACTTAACAAATTCTATAGCTTCCAGCTGCATATCACTCAGCGCTTCGCCATCGGCGGGGCGCTCTTTTTTTGTGTCTTGAGCCGGAAGAATTGGCAACTCGTCACCGTTGAGGGCATCGACAGTAATCCCGAAATAATCTGCAATTGTTTTCTGCATTTTGGGGTGCGGGGTATTATCACCCGATATCCAATTCTTTATAGTGGACTGGCTACATCCAAGGTCCATCGCCAATCGATAGTTGCTTAACTTGCGCTCATCTCGCAGATACTTCAAATTTGTAGCAAACTGCACAAATATACACCTCCAACTTTGGACACAGTAATGCTACAATTTGCATTGACATATACTCCAAGTTGAAGTATAATATAGCACGTGGACAGGCAATAAGAGACCAAGCCACACCGGGAATCCCGGCCTGGCGCAGTATCAATGATCGTAGCAAGGTTATGATAACACCGGTACTCTAATTTGTCAACAAATAATCTAATTTGGAGGTGAGAGTTTGAGTTTTGCGGAAAACCTCACTCGCATTCAGGCGGAGCGAGGAGTGACCAACTACCGGATTGCCAAGGAAATCGACGTGAATCAGACGTCTATCGTCAACTGGAAGAACGGCACAATGCCCCATCCCCGGAATGTGAAGCGGTTGGCGGACTACTTTAATGTGTCCGTGGACGAGCTTCTAAGTGGGGATAAGTCCGAGAAGTAAGGAAGGGAGGAAACGCTACGAAGATTCACCTTAACGGCAGGCCCAAGGAAATCTTGGAGTTTATCCGCCAGATGAACGATGTAAAGGTCAAGATTGGCAGGATGCTGGAGGACGCTGTGCGCGACGAAAACGCCCAGAAAGCGCACTACGGCAAAACCCACGCAACGTTCCGGATTGACCAGGATGATATTGACAAGTTCACTGCGGATGGGTCTCTTCCTGGGAATGAGGCGGGAAGTGCGCAATAACAAAAAATGCCCCGCCAGGCGGCAACCTGACGGGGCGGCGAAGAAGCATTGGCAAGGATTTTTCACGGGTATTATACCACACCCGTGGAGCAATGGCAAGGAGGAAAGTATGGTAAAAACTATGACAATTGACGAGGCTGCAAAGTATCTGCGGGAAAACGGCGTCAAAATCTCCAAAGAGACGCTTTCCGACGGGATTCAGGCTGAAAAACTGCCGTTCGGCTTGTGTATCGAAACCGGCCGAAGCCGGGTGTTTATGATTTTCAAGCGCCTTGTTGACAGGTGGCTTGAGGAAAGGGCGGAAATCTGATGAAAGCTTACAAGGGAGTTGCCAAGCGCAGAAATCTGCTGAAAGCATTCAAGGGGCTTGACAAGCGCCTGAGGTGCCGTGGTTTTCAGTATGAGGTAGGCAAAGAATATCAGGAACCGGTAGCGGAGTTGTGCCGCAAAGGATTCCACGCCTGTAAAAACCCGCTGGACACGTTCCGATATTATCCACCAACGGATTCCCGCTATTGCGAAGTGGAGATCGATGACAACGGGCAGCGTAATAGCGATGACTCCAAGGTGTGCGGCAAGGAAATCAAGATCGGCGCGGAAATCGGTCTGGATGGCGTTATCAAGGCCGGGGCGCAGTTCATCTTTGAAACGTGCAAGGGATCCGATGAAGATCATGCCTCTGGGGAGGGTGGCAACGCCGCCGCTTCTGGCGTGAGTGGCAACGCCGCCGCTTCTGGCGTGAGTGGCAACGCCGCCGCTTCTGGCTGGAATGGCAACGCCGCCGCTTCTGGCTGGAGTGGCAACGCCGCCGCTTCTGGCGTGAGGGGCACGGCTACCGTCACAGGTCGCGATGGCAGGGCGTCCGCCATCGGGGAACAGTGCATTGCGGTGGCGTGGGGCCAAAATAGCCTCGCAAAAGGCACACTCGGGAACTGGATCGTGGTTTCCGAGCGGGGCAACTCAGACGATATCGTTGATGCCAAGCTGGCCCGGGTTGACGGCGAGACCATCAGAGCGGATACCTGGTACACCCTGAGACGCGGTGAGATCGTGGAGGTGGCGGAATGACTATCGTATGGATCTTTTGCTTCATCGGTGTGGGGACTTGTGTCTCCGGCTTGCTGAAGCTGGTGGACTGGATGGAGGGCCGATGATGAACCGACTTACCCCGCAGGAAATTGCGGACAAACTTCGGAAGTGCGCGGACGAGCCTGGTTCATGTACCTTATGCCCGTGGGACTGTGTAAATGGTAGTTGTATCCGCTCGATAATGCGGGCAGCCGCTGATGCCATCGACAACCAGCACGCACACATCCAGGCCCTCATCAAGGCTAACGAGGCGCACCGCGAGATGGCGGACCGCCCTGCGAAACGCTCTGACCTGGTGGAGGCCTTGGACGCAATCGAAACCGGCATGACCAAAGTGGCCATTGACCGCGACATCTGGCAGAACGATTTGATCTATGTGCTCTGTCAGGGGGTACGGCTCCTCTTGGAAGAAAGGGTGAGAAAGTGAACTGTAAAAGGTCCAACGTAGAGCGCCGCCGGTCGCAGGAAAGGGGCGTATGGACGTGAGGGTGTACCAGTACACCACGGGAGACAGATTCCGGCTCCCAATTGCACAGGCTGACACGATACAAGAGCTTGCAGGGATTGTCGGCGTTGACCCTGCTGTCGTGCGCAGAGCGTACAAGCGCGTGATGACCGGAGCGGTGAAGCAGAGCCGATACACCTTTGTAGATATCCCGGACGAGGAGGAAGATTGATGTACATCTGTGATGAGTGCGACGCTGTGATATTTGAACCCATTTGCAGATGTAGCACCGCCGAATTGGGGGACATTACTGCATATTATTGCCCCAGATGCGGGGCAGAATCTGGAAATCCGGGCGAGCGCATAGCCGACCTTCTGGACAGCGCTACGTCGGATAATATTGCGAAAGGAGAAAGAATTTGAACCTGTATCAGATTGATTCCGCGATCGCTGAGTGCGTAGACGCGGAAAGCGGCGAAGTCCTTGATTTTGACAAACTCGCGGAACTGAGCATGGAGCGCGACCGCAAGATCGAGAATATCGCCCTTTGGATTAAGAACGACCTCTCCGAGGCCAAGGCCATCCGGGAGGAGGAGGTGTCGCTTGCCGCCCGCCGTCAGTCCCTGGAACGCGCGGCAGAGAGCAAAAAGCGCTATCTGGAGTCTGTGCTCAACGGGGAAAAGTTTTCCACGGCCAAGTGCTCCGTCAGCTTCCGCAACACCACGAGAGTTGAGATGGATGACATGGCCGCTGCGGTGGCGTGGATGGTGGCAAACGGCCACGTGGATGAGGTTTCCTACCCGGCCCCCACGGTGAGCAAGACTGACTTGGCCAGGCTGTTGAAGTCTGGTGTGCAAATCGACGGTGCACGGCTCGTCCAGGGCCGCAGTATGGGGGTGAAGTGATGGACAATCTCGCAATCTATAACGCCGTGCGCAAGGTCCCGGAGAATGCCAAGAAGCCCATTGCCGGAGGCCCGCTGAAGGGCAAAACGGACATTAACCCCATGTGGCGCATTAAGGTGCTCACAGAGCAGTTTGGCCCCTGCGGCATCGGCTGGAAGTACGAGATCACAGACAAGCGCCTTGAAAACGGCGCAAATGGCGATATCGCCGCATTTCTGGACATTAACCTGTACATTAAGGTAGGCGATACCTGGTCTGATGCAATACCGGGGACCGGCGGTAACTCGTTCGTTGGCAAAGACAAGAATGGTACGCACACTTCCGACGAATGCTTCAAGATGGCCCTGACAGATGCGATCTCTGTGGCTTGCAAGGCCCTTGGGTTTGGCGCCGATGTTTACTGGGAAACCGACCAGAGCAAGTACGGCAAGTACAACGAGACTCCTAAGCGGGATGGGCATCTTCGCGCAGAGAATCCCTCCGCAGGGGAAGAGCAAGCCAGACCGCAGGAGCTTAACGGCCCTATCTGCGACAGGTGCGGGCGCGTCATCTTGCCCCAAACGGTTAACGGGAGAGAATTGCCCGTCGCTTTTATCGTCGCCAGGTCCACAGCCAAGTACAAGCAACAGCTCTGCTTGGCTTGCGCGCAGGCCATCAATGCGGAGAATAAGTCATGAACGATTTGGTTACAGAAATCGGCAACAAGAGCCGGATGTTGGACGTGGCCATTGCGGAACTGAAAAAGCGCGGGCAGAAATATGCGGAAGCTGAAAAAGCCTACCGCATAGACCTCGCGCGGCGCATCCTCGAGGAGCGCGAGAAGGGAACGCCGGTGACGATCATCTCCGATATTTGCCGAGGGTCCACACAGATAGCCGGTTTGCGATTTGAGCGGGACTGTGCAGAAGTGGTGTACAAATCCGCCATGGAGGCAATCAACTCCATGAAGCTGCAAATCCGGCTCATGGACAGTCAGCTTGACAGAGAGTGGGGGGCCGCAAAATGACACGACGCGCGTTTCCCCGGACCAAGGACATATCCGGGCAGCGGTTCGGAAAGCTGGTAGCGCTATACCCCATCTCTTTCAAGGCGACGGGGAATAACACGTGCTGGGTTTGCCAGTGTGACTGCGGCAACAAGACAATTTCTAATGGCGCGAATTTGCGCAGAGGGCACAAGAAATCTTGCGGGTGCATCAAACACCGGGTTACGCCGACCTTCCTGACCTGGAACGGCGAGAATAGGACCGTATGTGACTGGGCCATAATTACTGGAATCAGCCCGGATTTAATCCGCAAGCGCTGGAAAGCCGGGTGGCCCGTAGATGCAATTTTTACAGAGGTCGAAAAGCCGCAACTGTGCTGGGGCTGCGCCAAGGCATGCGGCGGGTGCTCTTGGTCAAAACGTTTTGAGCCGATCCCCGGCTGGACCGCAGTGCCAACGCTACTGTGCGGACGAATACCGTCGTACAGAATTACGGAATGCCCGGAGTTTGTATCGGACGGGACGGAGTACGATGTCGATGAATGAAAGAAGATGCTTCCTGTGCGGCAGGAACGGCGCACAGGACCCGCTGGAGCGTCACCACATTTTCGGGGGTTCGTTCCGAGGCAAAAGCGAGAAATACGGCGCGGTGGTGTGGCTCTGCGGTGACAGGTGCCACAGGAACGGGAAGTCCGCCGTTCACCGGAGCGGCGACCAGATGCGCCGATTGCGTCGGTACGGACAGCTCACGATCATGAAGAACGAGGGCTGGTCAGAATCCGATTTCAGGCGCGAGTTTGGAAAGTCATATCTATAGGAGGTAGAGATGGAAAAGAAACTGCTGTACACAAGAAGCGAGACGGCCAGGCTGTTGAGCATCAGCGTTGACACGCTGGACGCCCTGCGGAACGACTGTGTTATCCAGGGCTATCATGTGGCCCGAGGGAACCCCCGCGTCTACTTCAAGGCCGAAGATCTGGAGAAGTTCATGGAGCGTCTGGAGGTGGCGGAATGCTGAACAAGATCATCATCATGGGCCGGTTGACCCGGGACCCCGAGATGCGCCACACCCAGACCGGCACCGCCGTCGCTTCCCTCACCCTGGCCTGTGACCGGGATTTCAAGCCCCAGAACGGCGAGAAGGAAACCGATTTCGTCGACGTGGTGGTATGGGGCAAGACGGCAGAGTTTGCCGCCAACTACTTCACCAAGGGCCGCATGGCCATCGTAGAGGGCCGCTTGCAGGTCCAAAACTGGCAGGACAAGGACGGCAACAAGCGCAAGACCACCGAAGTGGTGGCCGACCGGATGTACTTCGGCGACTCCAAGCAGGAGGGCAAGAAACAGCCCGCACCCGCCGACGATTTCTGCGAAATCGAGGACGACGGCGACCTGCCGTTTTAAGGCGGTGCGAAGATGCCGAATAGAATCATCAAAGAAAGTATGTGCTCCAGCGAGAAGATCGCTGGGCTGACGGACTTTGAATTTCGGCTGTGGATCGGATTGATTACCCAAGCAGATGACGCGGGGCGCGGAGATGCCCGCCCCGCAATCATAAAAGGACGTGTTTTCCCGTTCCGGGAAAGGTTATCCATCAAGGACATCGATGCTGCGCTCCAAGTTTTGGCGGCAAAGGGCTGCGTCTCTCTCTACACAGTGGACGGGAAACCCTACTTTTTGTTCCCTGGGTGGGTCAAGCATCAGCGTGTCAGAGATTGCAAACCGAAATACCCCGAACCATTGGAAAACTACATTCCGCCGCAATCTGCGGCGAGTTGCGGCGAGTTGCCGCAATCTGCGGCCTTAATCCAATCCGAATCCGAATCCGAATCCAATCCGGATATAAGCGCAGAGCCGCAAGCGACTCATGCGCCGCCAGTTGTCGAGCTTCCGCTGAATGATGGGGATATTTATCCCGTAACGCAAGAGCAGGCCGCAGAATGGGGAAGCCTTTACCCAGCTGTTGACGTTATGCAACAGCTCAGAGCCATGAAGGGCTGGCTCAATGCCAACCCGGCAAAGCGCAAAACAAGGCGCGGGATTCTCCGGTTCGTGAATGGCTGGCTTTCCAGGGAGCAGGACCGAGGGCGTGGAGCACCGGCGAAGCCAGCCGAGCCGGTACGGAAGTACAACCACGACACCGGCGAGTGGGAAATCGTGGAGGGCTGACATGGATGCTTTTATGTGCGAGTACAGCACCATCGGCGCTCTGCTGATCGACCCTGAGGCGTACCCGGAAGCCGCAGAGCTTCGCCCGGATGATTTCCTGCACCCGGCCTTTGCCGCTGTGTTCCGCGCCATACAGCGCCGGAACGACGCCGGGGAACCGGCGGATGCAGCGACCGTCCGGGATGAAGCCGCCCGGGAATGCGAGTGGGTCACGAACGATCTCCTGATACAGTGCATGGAGCTGGTTTCATCCTCCGCCGTCCTGCCTGAGTATGTCCGGGGCGTCAAGGACGCTTCTCTGGGCCGTCGGCTGCGTGATTTGGGCGAGGAATTGAGAAATGCCGATATTGCCCCTCAGGAAGCCTTACAGCACGCTTCGGAAACGGTGGGTGAACTTACACTCGCTTCGTCAACAAAACGCGTGGTGAGCCTCGCAGAGACCATTACGGGGCTAAAGACGCACGTGGACGAAAGTTACACCGCAAAAGAGCGGCCATTTTGCCGCACGGGGCTGAGAAACTACGACAAAATGCTGGGTGGCGGGTACATCAACGGCGGGATGCATATCATCGCCGCTCGGCCAGCGGTGGGCAAGTCCGCCGTGGCCATGCAAATCGCACTCAGCGCCGCACAGCGCGGAACGAAAGTGCTGTATATCTCCCTGGAGATGGATCCGGAGGACTGCGCCGCGAGGATCATAGCAAATGCGGCGGGTATGTCCTCACGCAAGCTGATCTTTGGCGCGGCCCTCCCTGAGGACGAATATGCCAAGTTTGCGCAGGGTGCGGCGGAATGCGCCGACCTCCCGCTGCTGTTTAACAAGCGGCCAAACATGGACATGGGCGACGTTACAGCGCTGGCTTACAAAGAGCGCCCGGGGCTGATTATCCTGGACCACCTGGGACTGATGGAGCCTGAGAGCAAACGCATGACGCTGTACGAGGCGACCACACGCAACAGCCGGGCGCTGAAAATGCTTGCCATGCGCCTGAAAATCCCGGTGGTGGTGCTGTGCCAGCTGAACCGCGCCGCCGCAAGCGACAGGGGCGGGAGTTTCCGGGCCACCATGGCAAACCTACGGGAATCCGGCGCGATCGAACAGGATGCGGACACGGTGACGCTACTGCACCGCCCGCCGACGGAATCGGACGGAAATCCGTGGGACCCGGTGATGCTCCAGCTGTACCTGGACAAAAACCGGCGAGGCCCCACCGGCATGGTGGAGGCAACATTTTTCCCGGCTACTGGCCGGATAGTTGACTGAGGAGGGAAACGTGCGAAAAATCGTGATACCCATCGCGCCGGTGACAAAGAAAAATCACCAGCGCATTGTGTGAGGGCGGTATGGTGCGCCGATGGTGTTGCCGTCCGCACAGTACGAGGCGTACCAGCAGGCCGCCGCATGGCATTGCAAGGGCGGGGAGACCATCGCAGAACCGGTGGAGGTTAAGTGCCTTTTTTATATGCCCACCCGGCGCAAGGTGGACTTAACCAACCTGCTGGAGGCTATCGACGACATCCTGGTGTATGCCGGGACCCTGGCGGATGACAACAGCAACATCATCGTATCCCACGATGGAAGCCGGGTGCTGTACGACAAGGAAAACCCCCGGACGGAGGTGTATATCAGCCGGTATGAATGACTTTGACTACGATTGCATGCAGAAAAAGCGCACTGTGCGAGGAGCGTTTGCGCATATTAGCAGAAAGCGCGGCGGGTGTACGCTGCCAAGCGACAACCTGACCGCGAAACAAAGAAGGGAGAAAAATGGAGAAGTGAAAAGCTACAACATCACTCGGCCCATGCCGTGGCCGGAGTTCAAGGCAATGCCGGAGGACCTGAAACGCGAGTTCTTTCGGAACATGCAGAGCTTTGGCGGTACCGCAAAATGGCTGGCGGATGAAATGGGCACGTCAGACATGACCGTAAGAGCCGCCGCAAAAGCCGCCGGGACACCGTTTGCGCGCGGAAATGGGAATTTGCTACTGTGGCAACGGAAGGTTGCAGAGTGGGCGAACGCCGAACAGCAGACTGCCGCAGAGACTCCCACTGAAGAACCTACGGCTCAGGAATCCGGGAAGAGATTGATTCTGGAGCATGCCCGCATGGAGTTTAACTATACCAGCTTTACGGACCTGGCGATGTTCCTGCGGGTGGCGGTGCCGGAGAGCGGCAAGGTGACGGTGGAATGGTGAGACGATGGAAACATATCTGGAATTTCTGAAATCCAAGATCGTATTGGCCAAAGAGAGCGGCTTCGACGTTGACCCAGGGGAGATCAACCCGAACCTGAAACCGCACCAGCGGGATTCTGTAATCTGGGCGCTGCGAGGCGGACGGCGGGCGCTGTTCCAGTCGTTCGGCCTGGGTAAAACGGTGCAGGAAATCGAATTTTGCCACCAGGCGGTGGCACACGATGGAGGCAGGGCGCTGATCGTGCTCCCGCTGGGGGTGCGGCAGGAGTTTGCCCGTGACGCCGAAAAGATCTTGGGCTATCCGGCTCCGGTGTATATCACCAAAATGCAGGACCTGGCCGAAACGGGCGCGGAGATCGTTATGACCAACTATGAGCGGGTGCGCGATGGAGACATCGACCCGACACAGTTCACCGCCGTCGCCCTGGACGAAGCCTCTGTGCTACGGAGTTTCGGAAGCAAAACCTATCAAACGTTCCTGCCCAAGTTCCAGGGTGTGAAATACAAGCTGGTATGCACGGCAACGCCGTCCCCGAACCGGTTCAAAGAACTCATCCACTACGCCGGATATCTTGAGATTATGGACACCGGCCAGGCTCTCACACGGTTTTTCCAACGGGACAGTACTAAAGCAAACAACCTCACGCTGTATCCGCACAAAGAAGATGAGTTCTGGCTCTGGGTATCCTCGTGGGCGCTGTTCGTGGGGAAGCCCTCCGATTTAGGATATGACGATACCGGATATGACCTACCCCCGCTTGACGTCCGGGTGCATATCGTGTCGGACGACTATGGCACAGAAACGGACCGGGACGGGCAGTACAAGCTGATGAACGACGCGGCAACCTCCCTGGCGGAGGCCGCGCGTGAGAAGCGTGACAGCATTCAGCGGCGCGTCGCCGTAGCAAAAGAAATCGTAGACAGCGACCTCGAAGCGCATTTCGTCCTGTGGCATGATCTGGAAGCGGAGCGCCACGAAATCAAGAAAGCCCTGCCGGAAACCGTGGACATCTTCGGCAGCATGGACTACGACGAGCGAGAGCGCCGGGTAATAGATTTTTCGGAAGGGCGAACGCGACTGTTTGCGACGAAAAAGAGCCTGTCCGGCTCCGGGTGCAATTTCCAGAGGCACTGCCACCGGGCTATCTTCATTGGGATTGACTATGAGTTCAACGACTTCATTCAGGCAATCCACCGAATTTACAGGTTCCTGCAAACGGAACAGGTGATTATCGACATCATCTACACAGAAGCAGAGGACCCCATCTATCGGGTTTTGATGCAGAAATGGGCGCAGCACAACGAAATGCAATCCAGAATGCGGGAAATCGTAAAGAAATACGGGCTTTCCGGCGAGGCCCAGACGGAGAGAATGAGCCGGAGTATAGGAGTTGAGAGGGTGGAAGTAAAAGGCAAGGACTTCATCGCCGTCAACAACGATTGCGTCGAGGAGACGGCCAACATGGCCGAGAATAGCGTGGACCTGATCGTTACCAGTATCCCGTTTTCCAACCACTATGAGTACACGCCCAGCTACAACGACTTCGGACACAACGAGGACACCAAGCGGTTTTTCGAGCAGATGGGCTATCTGACCCCCAACCTGCTGCGGGTGTTGAAGCCCGGGCGCGTGTTCTGCTGCCACGTCAAGGACCGGGTGCTGTTTGGCAACGCCACGGGCATGGGAATGCCGACCATGGAACCGTTCCACGCGATGTGCATCCGGCACTATATGCAACACGGCTTTGCCTATTTCGGCATGATCACCGTGGTAACGGACGTGGTGCGAGAGAACAACCAGACATACCGGCTGGGCTGGACAGAGCAGTGCAAGGACGGTTCAAAGATGGGGGTGGGCTGCCCGGAATACATTCTTCTGTTTCGCAAGCTGCCTACGGACCGCAGCAAGGCTTACGCAGACGAAAAGGTGGTAAAGAGCAAGGACGAATACACACGGGCACAGTGGCAGATTGACGCGCACGGGTTCTGGCGCTCATCCGGCGACCGGCTCATGACCAAAGAAGAGATCATGGCCATGGACACCGGGAAGATTCAGGCGGCATACCGGAAGTACAGCCGTGGGACCGTGTACGATTACGCGGAACATGTCCGCATGGCGAAAGAACTGGACGCAGAGGACAAGCTCCCGGCCACGTTTATGGTGGTAGCACCTGGGAGTTGGACAGACCAGGTATGGGACGATATCAACCGGATGCGCACCCTGAACACCACGCAGAGCCAGCGCCGCCAGCAGATGCACGTCTGCCCGTTACAGTTGGATATTGTAGACAGACTTATCAATCGCTACAGCAATCCCGGGGAATTGGTGCTGGACCCCTTCGGCGGACTTGGCACTGTCGCCCTGGAGGCGATGAAGGCCGGGCGGCGCGGGTATACCATCGAGCTGAACAACGGGTATTTCCGCGACGCTGTGGGGTATCTCAAAGAGTATGAGGCGGAGGACATGAACATTTCGCTTTTCGACCTGATGGGGGGTGAAAAACGATGAAATTGCTTATCGGCGGAAGCCCCTGCACCCATTGGAGTATCGCCCAGACCAAACACCGCGAGACGACGGCGGAGGGCATCGGCTGGGAACTGTTTTTGAATTACCGGATCGCTCGGGATAAGTACAAGCCGGACTATTTTTTGTATGAGAACAACAAATCCATGTCTCCCGCCATCCGGGCGCAGATCACGGCAGAGTTGGGCGTGGAGCCGGTGCTTATCAACTCTGCTTTGGTTTCCGCACAGAACCGACAGCGCATTTACTGGGTTGGCAGACGGAACCCGGACGGTACATACAGTCAAGTCCGTGTTGAGCAACCGGAGGACAGGGGAATCCTGTTACGGGACATTCTGGAAACGGGCATTGCGTGGAGAGAAAAAGCATATACCCTTCGGGCGTCGCATGGCCCGCATGGAGGGCTGTCCTCCGTGATTAAGACCATAAAAGAACCCGGAAAATTCAGTTTTAACGGTGCGGCGGAGCCGATCATCGTCAATGGAATGGAAAACGGAAAAGCACGAACCGTTGACGCACACATGGGAAAACTCGAAAACAACCTTGCGCCGCGGATAAACAATCCGAACCCCGCGAAGCAGCAATACGACTGCATAGCCGTGCCTGTCCGTATCGGCACCATTGAAAACGACGCGAAAGACAAAAAGCAAGACAGCCAACAATACCGTGTTTATTCACCGGACGGTAAGAGTGTGACTTTGTGCGGGAATGGTGGGGGCGTGGGCGCAAAAACCGGACTTTATGCCGTGCCGATGCGGGTACGAGAGGCGACAAAGCAGGGGTATGTGGACATCGCACCGGGCGAGTGTGTAGACCTTGCTATGCCGGGGAGCAAGACCCGCCGGGGCCGCGCCATGCGGGAGAAAAGCAACTGTCTGACGACATCTTGCGAAATGTACGAATATTGCGGGACGCTGGATATGCCAATCTATCAGGTACGGGATGGGCGTATCACCGTCAAGGGCAAGGAGTACCCAATCAAACTGCGAGACGGTTGCTACATCATTCGCAAGCTGACCGTGACGGAGTTCAAACGTCTCCAGACCGTGCCGGACACATACACTTTTCCGGTTAGCGACACCCAAGCGTATAAAATGCTGGGCAACGGCTGGACGGTGGATGTGATCGCCCATATCATGAGCTATTTTGATGGACTGGCGGCGGAGCCGGTGGAAGTGCTATCCATGTACGACGGCATGAGCTGCGGCCATATCGCACTGGACAAGCTGGGCGTGGAAGTGGCGGCCTACTACGCAACTGAGATCGACAAGTACGCCATACAGGTCACCCAGTACAATTATCCGGCGACGGTGCAGCTCGGCGATGCATTCCAGGTGCGGGAGGGCGAATGGAATGCAGGAGCTTAAATATTGCCCGTTCTGTGGGGGCCGAAGTGGACAGCGGGATATCGCTATCAGTATGCGGGACAGGGTACAAACCGTACTATGTGGGCGATATCACCGGCGAGTATTGTAGCCTGATCGAGATGGGCGCACATGACGAGCCGGTAATCTGCAAAATGTTAGGGGGCGCAACATGACCGATTACATCAACAGAAGGGACTCTATCAGAGATTTTGAGCGGTGCAATGCTGTAAATCCGCGCTGGACAGGAAGGCGCATGCCGGAGGTTGACCTGTATCTGGCACAAATGAAAATCCGGTGGAAACGGGAGGCTGAAAATGGCTGAATACATCGAGCGCACGGAAGAACTCATGCTTGCCACGAGCGCAGGAGCGAGGGCAATTGAGAACACGAAGCGTTATCATGGCGCTGTTTACACCAAAGATGTGTTCTCGGAGAACTCACAGGAAATCCCGTACTTGCTGGCTGCTAAGGTGTTGCGGGAAGTAAGCGATGCACCCGCTGCCGGCGTTGCGCCGGTGGTATACTGCCGAGAGTGCAAGAGAAGTGGCTTGACGGAATTCGGAAAGAGATATTGCTCCGAACCGATGGGTGCGTTCAAGGGATGTATCCCGGTAGAAGACGACTCCTTTTGCAGTGGTGGCAAGAGGAGGGAGGATGCCCATGCCCAAGACTAATCCCCGCCGAATCCCTCGCACCCAAGCGGACGTTGACAAGGCCCGCAGCGAGGGCATCACCGAGGGCCTGAATCGCGGCATTGATCTACTGCTGTATGTGGTGATCGACAAGCACGATGCACCGATGGAGGATATCCAACAGTTGGCCGCAGAGCTTAACCACGCCGCAGAGTGCGTGGCTGAAGGGTACGTTACCTGGGCAGATATCCGGCAGATGCTTAAAGAATACGGCGTTGAGACGGCGCTGGAATAGGAGGTACGATGAGCAACAAATACTCGCTCCCCTACGATATCCGAATGGAGTGCATCGCCTACGTCAGGGGCTATCCCCGACGGGTCCGCGCGTACAATGCGGCCCGAGAAGAAGTGCTGGAAGCATCAGACTACGCCATGTCTGGTATGCCGCATAGCCCCGGTAACAGCAGGACAGCAGAACGCAAGGCGGAACGGCTGGCAACCATTGAGAGCTGGCCGGAAACGAAGAAAATGCGGGCCGTGGAATACGCCATGGACAACGTAGGCCGCGATATCGCCAATGAGAACGTGCGGCGCAAGCTGGTATGGGCGATCATGCGAAACTGCGACAGTCAGAAACAGTACCCCATCGAGATGATATCCCCAGCCGGGATAAGCCCACGCACATTCCGGCGGCGAAAAGATAAATTCCTGTGGCTGATTGCGCAAAACGCAAAAATTATTGAAAATGTGGCCCCAAACCACGTTTCAGGTGGTGTAAAATAGTATCGTCGGAGAGTGGAACCAGTCAGCCCACAACCCGAAATTTCATTTTTCTCATCTTTCTCTCCTCCATAGGTTAAGGCACGGCCGGTAATGGGTGCCTCCGCGCAAGCGGCCCCGCAAGGGCGTTACCGGCATGCAGACACTCACGGGATATCTCGCGGGTGTCTGCTTTTATGCGGGTGTAGCCAAAAGGTAAGGCACGGGACTTTGACTCCCGTATGTGCTGGTTCGACTCCAGCCGCCCGTGCCAAGGGGCGTGGTGTAATGGTAACACGGCGGTCTCCAAAACCGCAGATATTGGTTCGATTCCACTCGCCTTTGCCAACAACGGGGGCCCCCGACCGGACGAAAAGACGGTGTGATGAAGTGGGGCCCCCCGAGTTTCTGCATAACACAGCCCATCTGCGGGCATACGGCAACACATAGGAGTGCCCAATTGGGCGGGTGAACTTGTGCCATACATAGCGCAGAGGTGGGAGCGCGGCGCATAAACAGGAGGAGTCATGAAAATCATTAAGCACGGGAACCAAGATAAATTTGCCCGGGCAGAATGCCCAACGTGCGGGTGCATGACCGGGAGAACGATTATCCGACTGGCAGATGTGTATGCCAGGTGCCCGGAGTGTGACGAATTTATTGAAAGCACCCCAAATATGTTAAGGCGGGGAAGAAGGTGACATAGATGGCAAGTAAAATCACGCAAGCCATGAGAGAGCAGGTCCTTGCCGACTATGACGCATGCAAGCATATAGCGACCGTGGCAAAACAAAACGGGCTGTCCGAGCCGACTATCCGCAAGATCATCGTGCAAGAACGCGGAGAGAATGCCATCTCACACACCAGAGGCGCGGCATCAGCGTCTGTTACGGCTAGGTGCACTGCAACAAATGAAGAGATCTCTCAAATCGTCAGGGAATCATTCCAATACTTCAAGAGGTCGTGCGTAAAAACTGACGAGGAATGCGCCGATAAGCTCAACGACTATTTCCAACAGTGCGTAGAAGATGGGCAGATTCCCACGGTGGAGGATATGTGCCTCGCTCTCGGTGCCGTAACTCAAACTGTTTTGGACTGGCAAAAGGGATCGCTGGGCCCCGTGAGGGCTGGCATGATAAAAAAAGCCAAACAAATTTTGGCCGGAATCGATGCAAAACTGGTCTCACAGGGGAAAATTCCGCAGATTACGTACATTTTCCGCGCGAAGAACTTTTTCGGCATGACCGACAAACAAGAGGTCGTTCTCACGCCCAACAATCCCCTTGGGGCAGAAACGCCGCCCGAAGAACTTCAGAAGAAGTACATCGAAGCGGCGTCATGCGACTATGAAACCTGATTTTATTAGCGACTATTCAGCAACTTTCGGAGTAGTGGCAACGATTTTCCCGGGTTTATACACGGTTTAGCGACTATCAGCGACTTTCGCGCAAAACCGGGCGACTTTCACAGCGACTTTTGGCGCGAAGCTGCCAGATTGAGCGCATGTGAACAACTGCTTGCCCCGCTCCCCGTCTTTTGCCCTCCACGCCCTGAGCCGGATGACGCGCACTGTATCGCCCGGGGTTAGGCCCTGCACCACAGCATCGCGGGGCCCGGAAGCGCCCGCGCTGCCCCGATCAGGCCGGAAAAAACAGGGCAGCCACGCGCCGCATTAACGCGCTACACCAAAACACCGCCGCAAACCCTGCTAAAGCGCCGCGCAAAGCGTGTTGCATTGGCGGTGCCCAATACCGCCAAACGCCAAAAGCCCGCAAAACGCCATTAAAACGCCTTTGCGGGCAGGGCATAAAATAACCGCCCCGGAATAGCTCCGGGGCGGCCCCTGCCAGACGGTTGATAAGTTACTTAGATTTGCGGACAACGTCGGCCAGGACGGCCAACGGAAACCAGATGATTAGCAACAAGATAGATATCAATCCGGCACCCCCTCAAGCGAGGCAAAACCGGCGCGCCGTGGTCTGCTTGGTATACTTGGCATACAGCTCCGGCTGATCGGCCTTGAGTGACTTAGAGTCCAGCCGGGACGATGTAACGGCCTTGTAGGTGATCTTGTAATCTAGGCCCGCCAGGGTATCAACCCCGGCGGCGTCCATGTGCTGCTTGATGGAGTCTTGCAAGCTGTCAATCTCTGCGGCCAGCTCATCGGCCATGCGGCGGAGCTCTCTAAGCTCTTGCACCTTGGCGGCAATCTCGTTAGCACTCATGCTTGCACCCCCCTTAAAACAAGATAAACAGATTGGAGCAACGCCCGATAATGGCGTATAACTGCCCGGTTTCGGCGTCCTCGACGAGGCCGCCGTTGATGCCGTAAACGCCCGTGGAATAGCCCACTTTGTCGAGCCTGCGCAGCGTGTAAATGTACTCGCTGGGCTTGTGGGTGTAATCCTCTGCGCAGCCAAGCCTCACAAGCTCCCGGAGCTGCTACTGCGTGTACTTCCTCATTCCTGCACCTCCTGCCGGGCGGCCCGGATAGCTCCATACATCCGGCGGAAAGCCTGATGCAATGCCCTGGACTGCACATCAAGCCATTCTTCCTGGCTGTTCGGCCTGCGCTCCCCGTTACGGGTGCGCTTGAGTTCTGAGGGGGTGCAGAGGGCGGCGGCGATGTCCCCATCATACACAAGGGCAGAGCCGCCCCAGCTGTATTCGCTCCAGTTGCGCGCCCCATCCAAGGCCGCAATCTGGCAGGCGGTGCAGTTTTCCAGAGCTCCGTCGGAGATATAGCCGCCCTTGTAGTAGTCCGTGAGATGCTGGAGCATGTCCATGGCGTAGTCATTCACGCCCCGGCCCCATGCGCTGCGGTCCTTGCGCTGCTCCAGTGTCTGCATTGCCTTTGCAAGTACTGTTGTATAATCCATTGTATTACCTCCCGGCCTTACTGGCCTATCTCTTGACCAGGCAGCCCGGGCGTGGTACACTGTACGCACTGGGCCGCTGGTCTGGTGTGGGGAGCGTATCCGCATTGCTTGACCGGCGGCGGGTGCGCTCCTCTGCTGTACGAATACCATTATACCAGATTATATGTAATTGTCAATAGCAAAATCATGATTTTGCGTAATTTGCGGAGACGGGGCCACGCGCGACATGACCGGGGCGGGGGATATCAAGGGAGGGAGCGGGGCCGGGTAAGCCCCAAAATGCCCGCAAAAAATAAAAGAGAAAAACAAAATGGCGGCTTGACATTTACGTTTACTGTGTGATACAATAACCGTAGAAGCCAATCCAATTTTGGATTGAACCCAAAGGAGGAGAGCCGTATGAAAAACGTGGTTGCATATATCCGCGTGAGCACAGACGGGCAAACCGGAGAAGATAAGTTTGGGCTGGACGTGCAGCGTGAACAGATAGAGGAATACTGCCGCAAGAACGACATGAACATCGTGCGTTGGTTTTCTGACGAGGGAGAGAGCGGCGCAAAGTACCGCCCTGGGTTCGACGAGATCGTTTACGGAGAAGTGAACAACCCCCCTTACGAAGCTGTCGTAGTTGCGAAATCTGACCGAGTGGCCAGAGACATCAACATATACTTTTACTACCAGGGCGCACTGCTGCGCAAAGGCATTGAGCTAATCAGCATCTGCGAGGACTTCGGGCAATTCGGTGTATTTGCCGGGATGCTCAAGGCGTTCACCCTGACGTGCGCCGAAATGGAGAGAGACAACATCAACAAGCGCACGAGCGCTGGCAGAGCAGTTAAAGCCTCCCGTGGCGGATATTCTGGCGGTCGAGCACCTATGGGGTATGAAGTTCGAGGTGGCGCGCTCTGCATCAACGAGAAAGAAGCGGCTGTTGTCCGGCGGGTATTTGAGCTTCGGGACGGCGGCATGACTCTTAATGGAATCGTGGACAGTCTCAACAAGGACGGGTATACCACCCGGAACGGGAAGCCGTTCGTTATCAGCACGGTGCAAAGCATCGTGAACAACCGGAAAACCTACGAGGGATTTTACCGGTACGGTAAAAACAAGGAATGGGTCAAGGGCCAACACGAGCCGATTCTGGCAACAGGCGCGAGATGAAGTAATTCCCCCGGCTACCCGGGAGAAAATAAATGTGGAGGAAAAGGAAAATGGAGGAGGAGAAAAAGCGAAAAAAACTAAGGGGCTGGCAAATCGTACTCATCGTAATGGGCGCGTTGATGGAGTTTCTGGCTCTGCTTGCGTCTATAGAAAACAAGGACCCCGAGATGTTTCTGGCATGGACATTCATGTTGGGCTTCCTGGGCGGAATCGCGTGGACAATTGTAAACGCGGTCAAGCGGCGTAAAGTCGCAAAGCCCTTGATTGTCACCGCAGTTTGTTTCTGTGCGTTTATTGCGGCGGCGCTAATCTTTTCTAGTGGGGAGACGCCACCGGAACAGCCGGACAAGCCCGCCGTCGAGGAGCCAACCAAGGGGGACGAGCCGAAGCAGTCGGGCGAAGAAAAGCCCTGTGAACACAAGTGGGTGCTGGTGGACAGTGTGGCCGCCACGGAGGAATCCGAAGGGTACGAGGAATACAAGTGCGAGTCGTGCGGAGAAAAGGACATTAAGAAGACCCCGAAGCTCGAACATGTAGTTACGTTCGAGGAAGTCTACCGCGCGTATAAGGAAAACGAGCTTGCGGCAGACGAAAAGTATAAGGGCAATCGTTACAAAGTTACAGGGCAGATAGCTGGCCTTTCGAGCAGCGGCTTGCTTAACCTGACGGGAGGCGCGACGCTGACTATGCAGACAAACGTTGGCGGAACGATCGTGATTTATATAGCCGAATTTGAAAAAGACCAAGAAGATGCGCTCAAGCAAATCAAGGTTGGAGACACGATAACGCTCGAGGGAACGTGTGGAAGCTCGGGGTATTGGTACGATTGTGAACTTGTAGGATAACCAAGTAAATAAAAGAGACGAGTTCTTTCGGGAGCCCGTCTCTTTTTATGCAAAAATGGAGGCCACATGGACTACGCAAAACTATCAGAACGCATAAAACAGCATATTGCGCGGAATCCGTCCGACCATGTGCCGTACATGGACCTTCTATCCGTATGCCGACAACTGGAACCGGATGATTTCACCCTGGCCCATGAGCTGAGCAAGGATTTGCGAAAACTGAGTTCTGCGGCCCTGCACAAGTGCAGCGCAAATGCGGCGGATTCTTTGTTTGACGTGTACAAAAAAGCCATGTGCTTTGACGCACCGCACGATTTCGACACGTTTCTGCTGTACATCGAGATGAACCGCAAACCAGAAAAAAAGTTCTATGCACCTCGAAGACATTATCTGCGGCCTATTGTGGCGGCGTATCAGGAGGTTTTGGACGGAAAACTGCGGCTGTTGACGCTGTCGATGCCAAAACGCGCCGGAAAGTCCCAGTTGGGCATCAATTTCGTCAATTTTCTGTCTGGGAGGGAACCGGACAAGTCGTCCCTAATGGAAGGGACGGGGGACGATCTGGTGAAAAGCTTTTATTCCGGGTGCCTGGAGTATCTGCAAACGCCAAATGAATATTTATTCTATGACGTTTTTCCCAATTCTCCGTTGGTGCAGACCAATGCGGACACAAAGATATTGAATCTGCGGTCAAAATCCCGTTTCCCCACAGTCATGTGTCGATCTATTGACGCAAGACAAGTGGGCTTGTCGGAGGCTACGAACGTCCTATATCTGGATGACTGCGTAGAGGGACGGGAGGAAGCAAAAAACCGCCAGAGACTGGACGATAAGTGGGAGATCATATCCGGTGATATCCTGGGCCGAGCCATTGAGGGCACACCCATTGTCGCCACGGGAACCCGATATTCCCTGTATGACCCTATCGGCCACCTCCAAGAGGAAGCACAAAAAGGCGGCTGGGCGTGGAAAGCCATTGAAATACCAGCACTTGACCCCGTTACGGACGAGAGTAACTACGAATACGAACGGGACGGGAAAAAGGTGTTTACCACAGCGTATTTCCGCGAACAGAGGGAGCTTTTGAGCGCGGAGCAATTTGAGAGCGAATTCCAGCAGCAGCCTTTTGAAGCAAAGGGTCTGCTTTTTAACAAGGATGAGCTGAATTATTTCTTTGAACTCCCCACAGGCCGTGATCCGGACGCCGTTATTGCCGTGTGCGACACCGCAGAAAGCGGAAGCGACAGCACCGCCCTTCCCGTTGCGGCGCTGTACGGGGATGAAGTGTATATCGTGGACGTGGTGTTTGATGATTCTCCGCCGGACGTCACAAAGCCGGAATGCGCCAGGTGCCTGATCGACAATCGCGTTGCGGACGCGCTGTTTGAAAGCAACAACGCGGGCATGTATTACGCCAGAGACGTTGCGGAAATCGTCCGGCAGCGTGGATATAGCGTTGGAATACGTACAAAAAGGACCATTTCCAACAAACAGACGCGAATTGAATTTGCGTCCGACAACATCAAGAAACACTTCTGGTTCAAGCATCCGTCCACCTATAAACGGGGCAGCCAGTACTTCAATTTCATGAAGGAAGTCACCACTTATACCCGGAGCGGCAAAGTGCCGCACGATGACGCACCGGATGTTTTATCCCTGCTGGAGAACGAAATCCGGATGCGAGTGGGCGGCAAAGTGGAAGTGTTCAAGCGGCCATTTTAAGGGGGTGTGCCAATGAATCTTTTTGGTCGGAAGGTTATCTACACGGACGTTGAGCACGTCACCCGGGGGAATGTGGTGGATGTTTTGCAAAAGGCTATGCCCATCCACCAGATGAACCGGGCGGACATTGAGTATCTTTACAGGTATTACAAGGGAGACCAGCCCATTTTGGGCAGGGTAAAGGACGTCAGACCGGAAATCAACAACAAGATTGTTGTGAACCGGGCGAACGAGATTGTTTCGTTCAAGGTCGGGTATCTTCTGGGTGAGCCCGTGCAGTACGTCAGCAGGGGGAACGATGAATCTGTCGCTGAAGGCGTGTCCAAGCTCAACGATTATGCGCTTTCGGAAGACAAGGCCGCCAAGGACAAGGAGCTGGCAGACTGGTTCCATATTTGCGGCACGTCGTACCGCATGATTCTGCCGGACAGAATGGCGGACGTGGAGGAAGATGAATCGCCGTTTGAGATTTTCACGCTGGACCCGCGCAACACCTTTGTGGTGTACTCCAGCGGGCTGGGGCACCGTCCCATTCTGGGCGTGACGTATGTGCAGAAAGAGGACAACACCGTTGTTTTCTGCTGCTATTCCGAGGATACGTATTTCGAGGTAACGGAAACCTGGGATGTGAAAGCGGAGCCACAGATATTGGGCATCCCAATTATCGAATACCCATCCAATGAAGCCCGGTTGGGCGCTTTTGAGATTGTGCTCCCCCTTCTGGACGCTATCAACAACGTTCAATCCAACCGCATGGACGGCGTAGAACAGTTTGTCCAGGCGCTGATGCTGTTCCACAACGTGGACATTTCGTCCGAAGATTACAAGAATCTGAGGGCAGAAGGCGCTATTAAGTTCAAGGACATTGACGCGACGCTCAAGGCTGACGTTGGGTACCTGACGGCGGAACTGAACCAGACGCAGACCCAGACCCTGACGGATGACATGTACGACACCGTTCTGACGATTTGCGGAATGCCGAACCGGAATGGAGGATCCTCAACCAGTGACACCGGGTCTGCGGTCATTATGCGCGACGGATGGTCGTCGGCAGAGGCGCGGGCAAAGGACTCCGAACAGATGTTTAAACGGTCCGAAAAGCAATTTCTGAAAATCGCTATCAAAATCTGCAATAATCTGCGGGCGCTTTCGCTGAAAATGTCCGCCCTGGAAATTCGGTTTACGCGCCGAAACTACGAAAATATCAGCGAAAAGGCCAGTGTTTTGGTAGCCATGCTGAACAACGGGAAAATTGCCCCCCAACTGGCATTTACGCACTGCGGCATGTTCTCCGATCCTCAGCTTGCGTACAAAATTAGCGCGGAATATGCCGAAAAGCAAGAAGAAAAGCAAGAAGAAAATCAAGAAGAAAAGAAACTATCGACAGGGAAGTCGTTAAAACGCAACGGGGAGACAACCTCGGAAAAAACGGAAAACGGTGCGGAGGGAACCGCCGAAAAAACGCAGGAGGTATCAACATGAAAATCGACACCAGCAGAATCGAAGGTTACGCAGATATGTCCACCGAGGACAAGCTCAAGGCCTTGGAGGGCTTTGAGTATGAGGACAACGCCGCAGAGCTTTCTCGGCAGAAGAACGCTATTTCCAAGGCAAACTCCGACGCCGCCCAATGGAAAAAGAAGTACAACGAAATGCTTTCCGAGGACGAGCGCAAGAAGCAGGAGCAAGCCGATAGCATTGCCGCAATGCAGAAGGAGCTTGACGAGCTGAGAACGGCAAAGACCGTTTCTGAGTACAAGGCCAAGTTCGTGGCGCAGGGCTATGCAGAGGACCTGGCAAGTGACACTGCCAAAGCTTTGGCGGCTGGTGATTCTGCAAAGGTTTTTGCGAACCAGCAGAAGTTCTTGGACGAGTATGCCAAGAAGGTAAAGTCCGACATCCTCAAGGGCACTCCCGCACCGCACGGCGGTGCCGGTCCCGTTGGAGTTGATTACGACAAGAAGATCGAGGAGGCGCGTGCAAGCAAGAACTATGCGGAAATCGCTTATTACACGCGCCTGAAGGCACAGGAAGAATCCGCAAATAACAAATAAAAGGAGTTAAGACATGGCAGATACTTTTGCTACCAGCTTTGCAACGCTGAACTATTCCGGCATGCTCTTTAACAAGGGCAATACCAAGACCCCCCTGAGTTCCATTATCGGTTCCCGGGCTAAGGTGACGAACCACGTAGAGTTTGTTACCGGCCAGGAGTACACCGCCGGCGGCGGAGAACAGCCCGCCATCTCCGAGTCTGCGTCTTTGACCGCCCCCGATGCTTCCATTGTGACCCGGGAGCAGAAAACGAACGTTACCCAGATTTTCCATGAGGCTGTCGGCATTTCCTATGCCAAACAGTCCAATATGGGCACCCTGTCTGGCCTGAACGTGGCTGGTCAACAGGCAAACCCCATTAATGAGCTGGACTTCCAGGTGGCCGCCAAGATGCAGAAGATCAACCGCGACATTGAATACACGTTCATCAACGGCGTGTACAACAAGGCCACCGATGACACCAAGATCAACAAGACCCGTGGGCTTGTCACCGCAGTTACCACCAACGTCACGGCCATGGGCAGCAAGCCTCTGGGCCTGTGGGATATTGCCGACACGGTGAAGAAGATCTATGGCCAGAACGCTCCCACCGATGGCCTTTGCCTGTGGTGTGACGCTGTGACCATGTTCCAGATCAACGCCGACGCTGTTCAGAATGGCCTGACCGTGGTTCCTGCTTCGCGTGAAATCAACGGTATTTCCCTCTCCAGCGTGGTTACTCCCCTGGGCGTGGTGTACCTGTACCTCGGCGAGTGCCTGCCCGCCAGCACCGCTCTGCTGCTGAACCTGGACGTTATCTCCCCCGTGTTCCAGCCTGTGCCCGGCAAGGGCAACTTCTTCCTGGAACAACTGGCCAAAACCGGCGCGGGCGAGAAGTATCAGCTGTTCGGTCAGATCGGTCTCGACCATGGTCCTGAGTGGTACCACGGCAAGTTTACCGGAATTGCCACCACCTTCACCAAGCCCACTTACAGCCGCAGCGTGTTCATCGCCAACGACGCCAGCAATCCCGTTAACACCAAAGCTGTCACCGGCTGATCTGGGGGTATGAGATGCGCGACGAAGAAAAACTGGCCATGCTGGGAGACATGACCGGAGAGACAAGCGAATCGATTCTCTCTGCGTATCTGAATATTGCGGCCAGCAAGATTCTCCGCAGAGCGTTTCCGTTCGGGACAGATGCTACTGCTGTCCCCGCATGCTACGAGATCAACCAAATTGAGATCGCCGCATATCTCATCAACAAGCGCGGAGCAGAGGGGGAAACAGCGCATAGCGAAAATGGCGTTTCCAGGTCTTATGAGGGCGGCGACGTGCCGCCTTCTCTTATGCGGGAAATCGTGCCGTTTGCGGCCACCATGTGAGGTGCAAGGATGAAAATCATGAGCCGAAACAAAAGGCCGTTCTGGTATCTTTTGTACCAAGGGACAGAACTGGGGAAGGACGCTAATGGCTACGAAACCCGCGAAAAAAACGTGAAATATGCGGACCCGGTGAAAATGGAAGCCAACATCTCCCCGGCTGCTGGGTATGCTCAAATTCAGCAGTTTGGGCAGTTTATCTCCTATGACAAGGTGATTATCACAGATGATATGACCTGCCCCATCGACGAAAATACAGTACTTTTTATTGACAAAAAGCCGGAATATAAAGACGGAAGGCCGCTTTATGACTACGTTGTAAAGCAAATTGCCAAGTCTCTGAATTTGGTTTCCATCGCCGTCAGCAAGGTGAATGTGTCGTGAAAAGGACTGTAAAGACGGCGCTGTCCGCTGCGGGCATTCAACGGATGATTGACGTAGTCGAGGATTACCGGACGTGGCTGGAGGACCGGGCAAACGCGCTTCTCCGAGATCTTTCTTCCATGGGGTATGATATCGCATCCGCAAAATTTGAGTCTGCCGTATACGACGGGACAAACGACGCGAATGTAAAAATCGAAGAACGGGACGGACGCACGGCGGCGGTAGTAGCTGTCGGGGCGTCCGTCCTGTTTATTGAATTCGGCACTGGCGTTATGTACCCGGACAACCACCCGGAAGCTGCGCGAAACGGCATGGTTCGCGGCGCTTACGGAAAAGGTCACGGCAAGCAAAGGACGTGGGGCTACTACGGGGACCCCGGAACAAACGGAGTTGAGAAAACGAACCCAAAAACCGGCAATACGGTGGTTCTTACTCACGGCAACCCGGCCAACATGTCCATGTACGACACGGTAAAGGAGCTTTCAGACAGGCTCCCAGCCTTGGTCAAGGAGGTGTTCCGATGATCGACATTGAAAGCAAGGTGTATACGCCAATCGCGGAACAGCTCCGCGAGAAATACCCGGGCATTGACGTGGCCGGGGAGTACATCAATGCACCCCCCAAATTCCCACATGCCAGCATTGTGGAGCAGGACAATTACACCGCCGCAAATCGACTAGATTCATCCGAAAGAGAGAGATATTCCGTACTGATGTACGAGGTAAATGTCTACTCCAACAAAACTGGCGGGAAAAAGAGTGAATGCCGTTCCATCATTTCAGACATCGACAGGATGATGTATGCGCGTAACTTCACAAGGATTTCCATGTCCCCGGTCCCGAACATGGAAAACGCCTCTATCTACCGTCTTGTTGCCAGATACAGGGCGGAAACAGACGGGGCCACTATTTTCAGACGATAACAGAAAGGAATGATGACCTATCGCTATCTCTACCTACATGGTTTTCCTGATGCACAAAGATACCAGCGCTGCGTCGTGGTCGAAGCTGATCGACATCAAAGAGTTCCCCGACCTGGGTGGCGACCCCGACATGCTGGAAACCACCACGCTTTCCGACAAGATGCAGACCTTCATCGCGGGCATCCAGTCCATGGACGGCCTGTCCTTCACCGCCAACTACGCCTTGCCCGATTATAAGGCGCTCAAAGCGCTGGAGGGCAAGCAAGAGGATTACGCCGTATGGTTCGGCGGCACTGAAAGTGCGGGAACGCTGACTCCTTCCGGTTCCGACGGCAAGTTCAGCTTTAAGGGCGAGTTGTCCGTGTACCCCACTGGAGGCGGTGTCAACGAAGTTGTGGGCATGGCTATCACCATCGCTCCCTCGACCGTAATCAACCTGGAGAACGAATAAGGAGGAAACAGAATATGGCAAAGACGCTTACTGTTAAGGATCCCGTGACTGGCATTGCGTACACCCTGGAATATACCCGAAAGACCGTGGAACTGATGGAGAAAGAAGGGTTTGTTGCGACCGAAGTCGAAAGCAAGCCCATGACCAGTCTCCCCGCGCTGTTTGCTGGAGCTTTTAAGGCTCATCATCGGTTTGTTAAGCGCGATGTGATCGACAGGATTTACGCGGGTATGTCCAATAAGGAGGAACTGATCGGCAAACTGGTTGATATGTACAACGACCCCATCATCGCCCTGCTGGACGAGCCTGCGGAAAGCGAGGAAAACCCTACCTGGACGGCGAACTGGTAAACGAGTCGCCGTCGAATAAAGCGGGGGAGCCAATCCCCCGCTATTCCGATAAATTCTATGAGCTGTTTCCATATTATCTGGCCATTGGTATGACCTATAGCCAGTACTGGGACGAGGACTGCGAACTGGTCAAATATTACAGGGAAGCAGCGAAGATTAAACGCGATTTGACAAATCAAACCGCATGGCTGCACGGTGCATACATTTATGAAGCCGTGGCGGACTTGGCACCCATTCTTCGCATGGGCGGCAAGAAAGGCACCAGGCCAAAGCCGTACCGTGATTCCCCATACGACCTGTATGCAAAGAGCGAAAAGCCCAAAAAACAGGAGCAAGGCGACAAGAAGGCGCGGTCCGTCATGGAGATGTTTATGATCGCGAACAACAAACGATTCGAACAGGGAGGTGGCAAGAATGGCGGATAATGTGGAAATCCAGGGTATTGAGTTTCAAATTAAGGAAAACAGCGACAGCGCTGTAGCGTCCCTGGAAAAGCTGCAAAATACCCTGGTTCGTCTGAAAACGGCCACATCCGGGGGCGTGTCGGCTCTGCGCACTACTGCCAGGCAGTTGGACTCCCTGAACAAGGCCCTGGAGAACACCAGCGCAGATAAAATTCAGAAGATTCGGTCCTTGACCAGCGGGCTGAAAAGCCTGAGTGAGGTCAGCTCCGTCAGAATCTCCAGTTCCGTGCCGAACCAGATCACCGCACTATCTACGGCGCTGAGCCAAATCAAGACAACGGACGGCGATAAGCTGATTGCCCTTGCAGACGGTATGCGCCCGCTTTCCGAACTGGGACGATCCCATCTCACATCGTTTATTAGCCAACTCAGCAAACTCCCGGAGGTTATGCATGAGCTTGATGCGGCGGACTTGGATAAGTTTAACCGCCAAATGAAAGAGCTTGCGGCGGCGATTCGTCCGCTGTCTGACGAGATGCAGCGGCTCGGAACGGGATTTGCTGCGCTACCCGCCAGACTACAGCGGGCCATTACGATGGTAAACCAGTACAACACCGCCGTGCAGCGCGGGACGCGCAGAACGAGCATGTTCAGCAGATCTATGGGCATGATTCGGTTTGGAATTTTGTATGCTGGGCTGCGGCGCGTGGTGGGACTTATCGGAACGGCTATCACGGAATCCAACAAGTACCAAGAGGACCTGAACCTGTTCAGCGTCGCGCTGGGTAAATACGCAAAGGAAGCGCAGAACTACGCAGAAAAAGTATCTTCTGTGATGGGCATCGACCCGGCGCAGTGGATGCGGAACCAGGGTGTGTTCCAGACGCTTCTGACTGGATTTGGCGATACAGAAGACCGGGCATACACCATGAGCAAAAATTTGACACAGTTGGGCTATGACCTGTCCTCTTTCTTCAATATCTCTATTGAGGATTCCATGCAGAAGCTGCAATCCGGCATTGCAGGCGAACTGGAGCCACTGCGAAGGTTGGGCTATGACCTGTCTGTTGCGCGATTGCAGCAGGAAGCACTGAATCTTGGTATTACCAAAAGCGTTTCCGCCATGAATCAGGCGGAAAAGGCAGAACTGCGGTACTACGCTATTATGACACAGGTGACTACCGCACAGGGCGACATGGCCCGAACCCTGGAAGCTCCTGCGAACCAGCTGCGTGTGCTTAGAGCAGAAATTACTCAGGTGGCCCGTGCAATCGGCAATCTGTTTATCCCAATTCTGACCAAGGCTCTGCCTTATGTCATTGCGTTTCTGCAAATTGTCCGCGAGTTAGCGAACGCGCTGGCTAAACTGTTCGGGTTTGAGCTTACGGACGTTGACTGGGACGGCGTGAATCGTGGAGCTGTTGCCGCCGGGGAGCTTTCGGACAACATGGACGCCGCTGCAGATGCTGCCAAGGAGTTCAAGCGCTACACCATGGGCTTTGACGAATTGAACATCCTGCCGTCCAACACGGGTTCTTCAGGCGAAACGGATGCTGGTGTTACCGGCTCTGGTGGACTTGGGATTAATTTGCCCGAGTACGATTTTCTGGCCGGGGCCGTGAGCAGAAATGTTGAACAGGTTAAGACAATGCTTAAAGAACTGCTGCCGCTGGCCATTGCTGTTGGAGCGGCTTTTTCTGGATGGTCCATCGCTAAAGGAATTCTTCCTGCGATTACCGCAATCTCCGGAAAGCTTGCAACACTCATCCCCATGGCCGGAACGATTGGTACAGGAATGCTCGCCGCCGGAGTTGGCATGATTATTGCCGGGCTACCGACGTACTTGGTATCTGTATACGACGCCATTAAAAACGGGCTTAATTGGTTGAATGGAGTGCTTATTCCTTTGGGCTCCACCATGGCGGGTGCCGGTGTGGGTGCAATCATCGGGTCGCTTGGCGGGCCTATCGGTATGGGAATTGGTGCTCTGATTGGACTCGCCGTCGGGGCTCTGACCGACCTTGCAATCTGGATAGTGCAGAATTTTGGCAATGAAATAGCTGGATTCTTTACGAACATTTGGGAATGGTTTGACGGGAAAATCGTCCAGCCGGTAGTTAGTGCATTGAGCACTGCTGCAAACTGGGTGTGGGAGAAAGTCATTTCGCCAATCATTGAGTTCTTCCGCCCCGTTGCTGAATCTGTGGCGGATGTTGCGACACACATCTGGAATAACGCGGTGGAAATCGTCTCCGGAATCATTGAGGGCGTCAAAACTATCTGGAATAAAATTAAAGAAATCTTCCTAAAAGTCGTGGAAGTCCTCGCCGCAGTGGGGACTGCGTTCTACACCTATGTCATCGTACCAGTAACCGGCTGGGTGAAGGAACACGTGATCGATCCGCTAAAAAAGGCCGCAACATGGGTGTACGACACGGTCATTAAACCGGTAGTTGGCTTTTTCTTGGCAAAGCTCACCTTGATAAGAGATACAGCCGTCAAAATCTTTAAGGGGATTTGGACGACGGTATCCGATTTCGCTTCTGGCATTTTCAAGGGCGTAATCAACGGAATCTTTTCCACGATTGAGCGAACGATTAACGGATTCATACGAATGTTGAATCTGGCAATCGGGCTAATCAACAAAATCCCTGGAGTAAGTATCACGAAAGTCGAGCCGATTTACATTCCGAAGCTTGCCGAGGGCGGTTTTCCCAACGAGGGCCAGTTGTTTGTTGCCCGTGAAGCTGGCGCGGAGATGGTGGGCAATATCGGCAGACGTACTGCCGTTGCAAACAATGACCAGATAGTCTCCGCCGTGTCCGATGGCGTGTACCGCGCTGTAATGTCCGCTATGTCCAATAAAAATGGAGCGACCGGGGATATCAATCTCACTATCTATATGGACGGCGACGTGGTGTATCGCAACGTCGTAAAGAAAAACAAAGAGGTGGTCCGGGCAACCGGCAAATCTCCTCTGTTCGCATAAGGAGGGCACATGGCAATTATCACGGTAAAAAAGAAAGACGAGACCACTGTGCCGCTCCCTGACCCCAAGTCTTTTTCCTGGGGCTTGCAGGACGTAGATGCAGACGGTTCCGGAAGAAACCAGAATGGTGATGCGTTCCGCGACAGGGTGGCCAGGAAACGCAAGTGGACCATGGAATGGCCCCCTCTGACTGCCGAACAATGCTCCACAATCCTGAAAGCCGTCACGGACGTATTTTTCCAGGCGACAGGGCCAGATGCAGAGGACGGTACAAACCGCACCATGACATGCTATGTGGGCGACCGGACTACGCCCATGTATTCTTGCATCGATGGGGAATGGAGATGGGAAAGTCTGTCCATGAACTTCGTGGAGAGGTGACGCCATGTACAATGTCTCATCCGCTTTCCACACCGCATTTGCGGATTATGGCCGCGAGATCAAGGCCAAGGTGATTTTCAACGGGCAGACGGAGCTGGACGGGGACTATGTGCAGGAGATCACCGCAACACCAGCGTTTGATTCTTCAGACGGCATTTCCGTCGGCTCCGCCTGTTCCGGGCGGTGCAAAATCCGCATTTACAAGCCGGATGAGCCGTTGCAATTGTCCGGCGGATACTTTGTACCGTATATCGGCATCTGCGTTCCTGGCGGTGATACAGGCACGACAGCCATCGCCGGTCAGGCTGTGGCCGGTAAGGCAATCGCCGGTGCAAGCGCCGCAGCGTCTGGGGTGGAATATGTCCCCCTGGGCCGATACTACATTCCCGCAGACGGCGTAGAAAATTTGGTGTATGGCTGGGAAATTACCGGCTATGACCAGATGGCATCCTTGACGGAGCAGTACACCCCGAAAATTGAGTTCCCCGCCACGCCAGACGCTATGCTGACAGACTTGTGTGCGCAAAGCGGCCTGACTCCCCCCACGGTAACTTTTCCGGATATGACCATCGAATCTGTGTTTGAGGGGACCATCCGACAGCAGCTGGGGTGGCTGGCTGGATTGTGCGGACAGTCCGCGCACTTTGACCGGGACGGCAATCTGGTGTTCAAGTGGTACGCAAAAACCACTTTCCAGGTCAGCCGGGAGCAGCAGTACATGTCCGGCCTGACCCGCACGGCAGACGGTCTGTACACGGTATCCAGCCTCACCACCGGTACGGAAGATGAACCCATTACATCCGGCACCGGATTTGGTATTACGTCCACAAACCCATACATGAACCAAGCCGTTGCAGACCTGATTCAGCCGGAGGTAGAGATATCCTTCCAGCCTTGCGATGTAAAATGGCGTTGTGACCCGTCTGTTGAGGTTGGCGACGTCATCCAAGTGGAGGGTGATACCGGCGAATGGCTGGACGTGTGTGTTATGGAGCAGGAAATCCACCTGTACGGCGGCCTGTCCTCTACCATGCACAGTTACGCCCCACAGGACGCGGATTACGCCATGGAAAGCCCTACAGAGCAGCGCATTAAGCGGGCTTATGAGGGCCTTACCAAGGCCATGCAGAACGCCACGCAGAAGATCATCGGGGCAAAGGGCGGGTATTACGAACTGACACTGGACGAACAGGGCTTCCCCATCGGGTGGACCCTGCGAGATACGCCCACCATTACGCCCAATACCCGGATGTGGATTATGTCCACCGGCGGGCTGGGATTCTCCAAGGACGGCGGCAGCACCATTTCCGGCGTTGCCTTGACCATGGACGGCGAGATCAATGCAAATGTCATCACCGCTGGGCAAATGTCCGCAGAAAGAGTCACCGTCAACGGTCAGACGCTTTCGGACTTCATCGACGCCAGTATCGACGACGACGGCCATCCGGTGCTGCGTATCGGGTCCTCTGCGTCGGAGATCGTCCTGAAGGAATACAACGACAAAATCGGATTCTACGACACTTCCGGGACCCTTCTGGCGTACTGGAACAACAACAGCTTTGAGCTGGTAGAACTGAGCAAGTTTCGTCTGGGACCCATGGGCATTGTCGTACAGCCCAACGGTTCCGTGTCCTTCGTGGGGGTGAATTGATGGCAAGCATTTACGGCGCAAAATCTTCCACCGGCTGGCAATTGCGGCTGGATTACAGCGTATCCCAGAGCATCGCGGACAACAAATCCACACTGGCCCTGACGCTGTACATCTATGACGGCACCGGAGAGAGCTACAACCTGAACGCCAATAGTTGCTATTACACTCTGCAAGGCACCAAGGTGTATAACCCGTACCGGTACAATTCCAGGGGATGGTACAAGCTGGGCAGCAAGTCCATCACCGTGGCCCATAACAATATGGGCAAGGGGTCTGTGGTGCTTTCTGCGGATTGGCACAGCGGGTTTACGTCATCCTACACGCCGTCGAGCCTGACGGTTTCCGGCACGGTCAATCTCCCGGATATCCCCCGGGCATCTTCCGTTTCAGCGACCGGGCTTGTGCTGGGTTCTGCCGGTACGCTTGTAGTGACCAGGGCCGTGAGCACTTTTTCGCACACCATCAAACTCAAGTGCGGCTCTGCGGCACAGGTAACTGTGGTGACAAAATCCAGCGCCACATCCATATCGTATACGCCGCCCTTGGATTGGGCCGCGCAGAATACGTCTGGAACCTCCGTAAACATCACGGCGGAGATCACCACCTACAACGGGGACGCCGTGGTGGGCACCAATACGACCACGCTGAAGGCATCCATCCCTGCATCGGTAAAGCCTACCCTGTCCGTGAGTCTGTCCGACACCTCCGGATATCAGCCCACATACGGCTGGGTGCAGGGCAAGAGCACACTAAAAGCCACGTTTTCCGCTGCTGGGTCTTATGGCAGCACCATCAAGGCCAAGGCTCTGACCATCGGCGGAAAAGCCGCCAGCCCGGACGGGGCGAATGCCCTTACAGGCAGCGGCACAATGGCCGTTGTAGCCACCGTCACGGACAGCAGAGGGCGCACGGCATCTGTTACCCAAAACATCGCCGTGAACGCGTACAGCGGCCCAGGAATCCAGGATTTGACCTTTGTGCGCGGCTCTTACACGAACGGCGTGTGGACGGATAACGCCATGGGCGCAGATATCAAACTGACGTTCACCCTGTCCCTCCAGCTGACCGGAAACAAGGCATCTGTGGAGATTACCGGCGCGTCCACGCTGACCGACCAGACCAGCGGTGCAAAGACTGTGTATCTGGTTTCCTTTGGTACGGACACGACCAGCGTTGTACAGGTCAAAGCTACGGACTCCCTGGGCACAACGGTAACGCGGGAAATCACCATCCCCACCGTTTCGGTACCCATGAACATGAGTTTTACACTGCCCGGGGTATGCTTCGGCGGCGTGGCGGAACACGAAAAGGTGGTAGAGTTCAAGTGGCCCATCCGGTATTTGGGGAAAGCTCTATTGGACTACCTTCACCCCGTCGGCAGCATCTACCAGTCTACGGACCCCACATCCCCAGCAGACCTGTTTGGCGGCACCTGGGAGCAGATCAAGGACAGGTTTCTGCTGGCGGCTGGCGATTCGCATGCGGCGGGCTCCACCGGCGGCGAGGAGGACCACATCCTGACGGCGGCGGAGATGGCAAGCCACACTCACGGCTACGATTACACGGGCCAGAGCGACGCCACCGGCACCGGGGCCATCAAGATTGTGTCTCCCAGCGGCACCGCCAACGCTTACACGGGCAAGGCCACGTCCAACTGCGGCGGCCAGGCCCACAACAATATGCCGCCGTACCTGGCCGTGTACACATGGCGCAGGACGGCATAAGGAGGGAGAATATGCCTGAAATCAACATCAAAGTCCGCGACAAGTGCGCCGAGGGCGAGGGCGTGGTAATCTGCAACAACAGCGATTACACGGTGGTGTGGGACCTGGACGGGGAATGGACGCCTTACGACACCAAGACCATGCGAGTAAACCTGGCGGACGGCACCTATCAGGACGTGGTGTTCACCGGAGACAATGCGGCCCTGCCGGTGCTGACTGCTTCCGGCTGGGTGTCCGTGGGCCTGTACGCCGGGGATATCCACACCACCCGGGCGGCCCGGCTTCTGGCGCTGTCCTCCGTGCTCACTCCCGGAGGTTCCCCTGCCTCCCCAGCGGAGGACGTATATGCGCAGATCATGGCCAAGCTCAACGAGCTTTCTACTGTCTCCCCGGAGGATATCGCCAAGGCCGTGGAGGATTACCTGACGGAGCACCCTGCGGCCTCTGCGTCCATGCGGGTGGAGGGTGGCTATATCCAGTTCTCCGGCGATGGGAAAACCTGGGAAAACGTGATTGCCCTGGCCGATCTGAAGGGCCCCAAGGGCGACACGGGCGCGGGGATGGACGTCACCGGTGCCACCGTAGACCAAACCGTCAAAATCGCGGCGGTGGATGACAAGGGAGTACCCACGGCGTGGGAACCGGTGGACATGCCGAGCGGTGGAGGAGGTGAGACGTGGGAAAGGATTGCAGATGTCGCGCTGTCTGCCGATACTTCATTGTACATAGTTGCTAATTTTGCAACGTGGAGAAAAGTAAAAATCATACTGGACCGAGATACTTTCATAAGTGGATTGTCGAAAAACGTATGGTGTAGATTATTCAAAGGAAAATCGGAGTATGCCAGTTTAGGTTACCTAACGTCCGAATACGGTTATCTCCATTGGGAATTTGGCGCGGAAGTAAACGACCTATTTGCTACTTCATTCAAAATTGCGTCAAACAATCGCTACGCCAGTACGGATATCACTTCTACTGGTACTCATTTTCTTTATAACGTATCGCCTGACGATTTGGATATAGGAATTGCGTTCACTGATACATCTGTCATCCAAGCGGGCGACAAAATTACAGTTCTGGGAGTGCGAAGATGAAAATCTACGAAAACGGCGTCATCCGCGACATGACGCCGGAAGAAATCGCGGAAATGGAAGAAGCTCGCCTCCGCTACGAGGCAGAAGAAAAACATCGCCCCTTGTCTCTTGAGGAGGTGCAGACGATGTTCATCCGCCAGCAGGTGAACATCCTTGCAGTGGATGATGCAACGGCCCTCCGCATGGCGGCATTCTACCCCGAATGGGAGTCGGGCAAAGCCTACACGGCCGAAAATGGTTGCCCGGTGGGTTATAAGATAGTCCGGGCCGGAAAGCTCTGGAAACTCCGCCAGGAACACACTTCCCAGGATAATTGGGCCCCCGGCTCTGCCGGCACAGAAAGCCTCTGGGAGGAAATCTGTGAACAGCACGACGGCACGAAATACGACCCCATCCCCTACAACGGCAACATGGCACTGGAAAACGGCAAGTACTACACCCAGGACGGCGTATTGTACCTGTGCAATCGCGATACCGGCAACCCGGTGTATCATCCGCTGAGCGCACTGGTGGGGCTGTATGTGGAGGTGGTTAAAAATGGCTCTTGAAAAAGTGGTGTATGAGGATAACGTAACGGTTATCGATGCCGCCCAGCTGAATGCTATCCAGGATGAGATTATACGGGTGGCGGCGAAGGTGGATGATGGCGGACTGGTAGGTCCGGCCATCACCGTGGCCATTCCCCCAGTGGTTAGGGTCCTGACCGGTGGCGAATTTAGTATCTACTACGCCAATGTGATTTCCCGGCAGAACGCCATTTTTTGGTGCAGCTCAGTCAGTGGGCTGACCACACGGCGGTATGACGATCATCTGTCCGTAACGGCCAATGCAGCCGGGACGTATCCGCTGCAGTGGAAAGTGTACAGTTCTGGTTACAGCCTGCTGGCAAGCGGCACGTGCACGATCATCGCCGTAGACAGCAAGGCTGTTACCGCTTCGGCGCTGGTCATCGGCGATAGCACCGTGACCCAGGGCGGCTACATCTGCCAGAAGCTGCTGAGCTGCTTTTCCGCCGCGGGCGGTGCGCTAACGCTGCTCGGGACACGTGGCACGGCTCCGGCCAAACACGAGGGCCGGGCCGGGTGGAAAGCCTCTGACTACTGCACTAAGGCGGCGGACGGCACCTACACAAACCCATTTTACGACAATGGCTTCGATTTCAGCCACTACATGACCACTCAGGGCTACACCGGCGTGGGCGTGGTGGTCATCCAGCTGGGCATCAACGATATCTTCTATGCAGGGCTTGATTCTTTCTCTGCTGCCGAAACGATTGGATACATGGACGCCATGGTGACCTCCATCCTGGCTTACGACAGCAGCATCAAGGTCATCGTTGATCTGCTTACGCCGCCCAATGGGAACACCTCCGTTTTCACAGAGAAATACGGCACCAGTCAGATCGACTTCGTCTATCGCTTGAACACGATACGCCTGTCCAAGGCGCTGATGGAGCACTTTGCCGGTAACGCATCCGTGGTTGTCTCGCCCAACAACTGTGTGCTGAATCCAACTCAGGACATCAATGATGGCGTACATCCCACGGAGGGCGGCTATGCGAAATTGGGGCAAACGATCTACGAAACAATGCTGGGTGTGCACGACGGTGACAGCGGCGGAGGCCAGACGCCCCCCCTGTGGGATATGCCCGCCCGGACGGGCGTTCAGTGGCCGGAGTATTCCGACGGAGCCGTGGGCAGGAGCTTCAGCGTGGATAAGTACTATTATCCGCTGTCCTTCAACGGGACCACTCAAAGCCCGGCCAATGCATCGATGACGGACTTTGCGGTCGGAACGGACACACTGGAATTCACCATTAAGTCCGGAGGTGCAAGCGCAAGCCAGCTCTCCGGCTACGGCATCGTGGTTCCGCTGGCGCTGGAGGTCGGAAAAAGTTACACCTTCACGGCAAAATGTGCCAGCGCAAACAGCGGCGTGAACCTGATGACCTATAACGTAAGCGACGGCGTGTGGACCTACGCATCCAACGATCGAGTCTGCTACAGCACCACGGAGCTTTGCTCCAATGTCATAACCCCAGAGGCTGGGAAGGGATACGCTATCTGTTTCTCCCAGAAAAGCGGCGGCGTTGGTACTAAAAACGTCTTCAGTCAGATTTCTTTGCAGGAGGCGTGAAATGAGCGTACCGATTTTGTGGATTTGGGACGAGGCGGCCCAGAAGTACGTCCCGCTTCCCGCTGTTGGGCAAACGGTGCGACTATCCAGTGGATTGTCATGGCGCGCTGATAATCAGTAATCACGCCGCCCAGAGCGGCAGGAAAGGAGATTTTACATGAAAGAAAACACGATCAAGGCCGCGCTGGCGGCTGCGCTGGGGGCGCTGTGTGCCTACGGGGTGCAGCTGCTGGTGCCGGTGCTGGTGCTGGTGGTGGTGATGCTGCTGGACTACGCCACGGGCATGACCAAGGCATGGAACGCCGGGGAGCTGTCCTCCCGGGTGGGCCTGTGGGGCATCCTGAAAAAGGTGGGCTACCTGGTCATCGTCGGGGTGGCCTGCGTGGTGGACTGGCTGCTGCGCTACGGGGCGGACAGCCTGGGCTGGAACTGGCCGGTGGACTTTTTGTTTGCCAGCATCGTCATCATCTGGCTGGTCATCAACGAGCTGCTGTCCATCCTGGAGAATGTTTCGGCCATTGGCGCACCGGTGCCGGGCTTTATGCAGGCCCTGCTGAAAAAGCTGAAGGTACACACCGAGGACACGGCAGAGGAGAACCTGCCGGGAGAGGAGGGCGACCATGAGTAAGAAGGTCTACATCAGCCCCAGCGACCAGGTGAGCAACGCTTACGCCTGGGGCAGCACCAACGAGCATGCCCAGTGCCAGAAGATCGCCGAGGCGGAGGCCGCCGCCCTGCGCCGCAGCGGCGTGGAGGTGCAGGTGGCGGCTCTGGGCTCCACCATGGCCCAGCGCTGCGCCCAGTCCAACAGCTTCGGCGCGGACATCCACAACTGCGTCCACACCAACGCCTGCAACAAGCAGGTCATGGGTACCCGGCTGTTCTGCTACGCCATCCCTGGCAAGGGGTACGACGCCTGCAAGGCGGTGTTCAACGAGCTGGCCCCGCTGTCCCCGGGCACGTCCGAGAACATCCAGGCCAATTCCCGGCTGTACGAGGTACGGATCCCGGCGGCTCCCACGGTGTACTGTGAGTGCGAATTCCACGACACGGTGGAGGGTGCCAAGTGGATCGTGGAGCACACCACGGAGATCGGCGAGGCCATCGCCAAGGGTCTGTGCAAGTACCTGGGTGTGACCTTCGTCCCGGCTCAGACGCAGAAGCCCGCCGAAGAACCCAAGGCCGACACCGAGCAGGTGCTGTACCGGGTCCAGGTGGGCGCCTTCGCCGTCCGCGCCAACGCCGACAGGATGCTGGAAAAGCTGAAAGCGGCGGGGTTCACGGGGTTTGTGGTGAAGGGGAAGAAGTAAGACTATAATTGCCCCTAAATTTAAAAAGTTTAGGTGATAAAGGTGAGTAATCGGGCGTTTTTCCTATAAACTATTCTATATACGCGCGTACTAAGAAGAAGTTATAGGGATTTTAGCCCGATTACTCACCTAACTCACCTAAGGTGCCTTATATGCAAAGAAAACACCCCCTGCCATTACGGCAAGGGGTGTCTTTTGGTTTGGACGAATACCGTTCCCCCATACGATAAAGGGTTCGGATATACGTCCAATGGTGGAGCTGAGGGGAGTCGAACCCCTGTCCGAAAGCACTTTGACAGGACCTTCTCCGGGCGCAGGTCAGTTTCAGCATTCCCTCCCTGGGCAGGCACTGGCCAGACTGCACAGTTCAGTAGAGTCATGATGCATGGGCGGGGCAACTCTTACCCGCCGCACGTCCGCCACATCAACGACGCCTTCCCCGGCCTGTGGCC